GATAACAACAGATCATATAGCAGATGCTGTTCTAGTTGGAGAAACCTATAAAATATTAAATAAGTAATTATATACCCCGATAATCATTGACATATTAGAATAACGTAATTATCCTAGAGTTAATGGAAATTGAATTAGAAGTTGCCAAAACCTATTATCTTGCACCCATAAAATCAGAATCAAAATTTTTAGTTGGCGGAATGGATCATGTTAATCATTTAGCATCTCTAATGGTTAAGGGTGATATTGTTGCAACAGCAGGTGTAGAGGGTGAGGATTGTATTTTAATTGTTAATTGGGATGATGAAAGGTGTGAATTGATGCTTAATCAGATGAGAGCATTAATGATCGAACGTGTGAATAGAATGAGTCATATAGTTAAAGATGAATTTAATGAACGCCAAAACACACAAAATGATTAGAAAATATGCGAGATTAAGAGGTAGGGGAGAAAAGGCGATAAACGCTGATTTACTTACTAAGATATATCAAAAATCGGATGATAAAAAAAGAGAGTTATTTAAAAAAGAGATGGCAGATTATTTCTCCGCTATTGATGCAGGGCAAATCCAAGCAGGACAATCTTTATTACATATTATCGTAGATAGTGAAGAAATGAGTAATGATAGTTTCCAAGCCCATGACGACAGTACAAAAACAGATCCTTGAAATTATGTATCAGTGGGTGCGTGAACAGAAAACACCTATTAGATTAAAGGATTTGGTGGAAAAGTTGCCGAACGTAAAAGAACGTACTGTTAGAACGTCAGCAGATGCTTTATGTCACAAGGGACATTTAAGACGAGGAATTAATATTAAGCATAATTGTTGTTATATTTTGTTGAGGACTAAACCATATGAAGAAGCAGAATATTAAGCCGACAAAAAAGATTAAAAAAAGACCTATCGGTAGACCTTCTACCTATAGAAAGAAATACGCACAAATGATGATCAATTATTTTAGTGTTGATCCTTTTGAGTATGATGAGACAGGGAAAAGACGAGGTGTACGTTTTCCTACACTTGAACGTTTTGCTGTTAATATCGGTGTATTTGTTGATACGTTAAATGATTGGGCGAATTGCAAACATAAGGATGGAACACCTAAACATCCTGAATTTCTACGTGCCTTACGCCAATGTAAGAGTTTGCAGAAGGATATCCTTGTAGCTAATGGGTTAGATGGAAATTATGCAAGTAATTTTGCTACGTTTGTTGCGATAAATTTTACGGATATGGTAGATAAAAGTGAAATAGATGCAACTTCAGGTGGAGAACGGATAGTCGCTTTTAATTATATTAAGCCTGAAAAGCCATCTAATGATACAGGAAAAACTGATAACACCAACAATTAAGCCTACATACAAGCAAGATCTAGCGTATGAGTATCTTCATGACAATATAACTAAGTTTCTACTTTTTGGTGGTGGTGCAGGTGGTGGTAAGTCGTGGTTGGGGTGCGAGTGGTTATTGATGAATTGTTATAGATATCCTGGTACTAAATGGTTTATCGGAAGAAAAGAACTTACAAGGTTAATGGCGACATCTTATATTACGTGGACTAAAGTGTGTTCGTACCATAAGATACCTGCTAGTGATTGGCGATTAAATGGTAAGTATAACTATATTGAATTTATACGTGGTGATGCGAAAGGTAGTCGTATTGACTTATTAGACTGCTCTGATAAGCCTTCAGATCCTAACTTTGAACGCTTTGGCTCGTCAGAATATACTGGTGGGTGGCTAGAAGAGGCAGGCGAAATAAGCTTTAAATGTTTTGATATTCTAAAAGTACGTATTGGTAGACACTTAAATGACAAGTATGGATTAACACCTGCTAAGATTCTTTTAACTTGTAACCCTACTCAAAACTGGTTGTATCGTATTTTTTATAAGCCTAACAAAGCAGGTATGTTGCCGAAAGAATATGCTTTTGTGCAGTCCTTGTATCGTGATAATCCGCACAACACTAAAGAGTATGGCGAACAGCTACAAGGGATTACAGATTCTGTAACACGTGATAGGTTGCGTGAAGGTTTATGGGAATATAGTGCGGATAATCTTAATTTAATTTCAATTGACGATATATTGGATATATTTGTTAATACTGTACCTGCTAGTGACAAACGTTATTTATCAGCAGATATTGCTAGATTTGGTGGTGATAAGATTATATATACCAAATGGCAGGGTATGAACGTTTATGATTTGGTTGTCAAAGAGAAGCAATCATTAACTGTAACAGAAGCTGATATTAAGGATATTAGCCTTAAAGATAGTATTTCGTATGGTCGAATAGTTATTGACGAAGATGGTGTTGGTGGTGGTGTAGTAGATCATCTGCGTGGGGTACATGGCTTTATGGGTGGTAGATCGGCATTACCTGATCCAATTAGTCAATTTAGGCGTAACTATCTTAATTTAAGGTCACAATGTTATTTTATTTTGGCTGATAAGATTAGAAATCATGAGATAGTGATAACAGCACCATTGACAGAAATAGATCGTGAAAAGTTAATAAATGATTTACAACAGATCAAAAGAGAGGATACAGCATCAGATGCACCACTTCAGATCATTTCTAAGGATAAAATGAAGGAATCTTTGGGCAGATCACCTGATTATGGTGATAGTTTAATGATGCGAATGTATTTTTTACTTTTACAAAAAGAAGATTTGTACCCTAGTTATAATCCGCCTAATATGGAAGTTCTAGCGAAAGCAGGGATTAAAGAACCTTATGGTGGCATAGGTTGGGATTAGTAGTATTGCTATTTACTTATTTCATTACTTAACATTAGAGTATGTTACAAGCAGGAACGATGGAAAATACGTTAAAAATCACAGATAATGACATATTAAGTCTACTTCAAGAAAAAGAGAGTGCTATTGCTTATCGTGAGCATAGACACGAAGCATGGAACGATAACTATACATTATCGAGAGATAAAGTAATTACTAATCGTTTAACTCAACGTCAGACAATTAACGTACCTTTGATGAAATACGGAATTGCAACAGTCATGAAAGATATAGACGAACCGCCTATGCTTTACTTCTCCAACTTATCTAACAATCAACAAAAAGAAATATTTTATAACGAATACTGGAAAGAAGTTGCAAGACGATCTAAGTTAGTGACTAGGGATTGGATGGATAAAAAGCAGGTGTGTTTGTATGGTAGATCATTTAAGAAGCTTAATATCGTGAATGGAATACCTTTAATTGAGATTGTTGATCCACAGGATATGCTTATTGATAGAAATGTTGATCCTGCTGATATCCACACAGCGAGATGTATTATGCAAATTGGTATTTTTAGAACGTTAAAAGAAGTTGTTGAGAATGAATTATATGACGAATCGGAGCGTGAAAAATTAAAAGCATATTATGGCGAATATCAAGCTGAACTATTATCGGAGTCAAACAGTAAATATGACCTAGATCGTAATAAGCGTATGGAGAATATGGGTGTTATTGATGTTAATGATCCTGAAGTTGGTGTAACTACAGTTGAACTTAATGAAGTCTATCGCAAAGAATATGATGAAAAAGAAGGGTGTATTAAGCTCATGTTCTATGTTTTAGGAACATTGGGGAGTCAGACTTTTAAACTTTACAAAAAACCTTTAAATAAGCATATAGGAGATACAGAAGACGATTATTGGTATGATCATCATATATATTCTTCATGGGGTGCAGATCCTGAAAGACTAGATTTTTGGTCTGATGCACCTGCTGATAGTCTAAGACAGTTAAATAAAGCTCTTAATAGTTGGATATCACAATTGGTCGAAAATCGAATGTTACGTAACTTTAATATGCACTATTATGATTCTAGCAATGAAAAGTTTATTCCACAGACCTTTAATCCTACTCCATGGGGTTGGTATCCAACACCAGGAAACCCGAACGAGTTAATAAAGGATGTTCAAGTTGGCGATTTATCAGAGTCTTTAGATGAGATCCAATTTATTATTAGTATTGGGGAAAAGGCAGTAGCCGCATCATCGGCACAATCGGGAGCTATCGAGCAAAGATCGGTTACATTAGGTGAAGTTCAATTAGCTTTAGCGAATGCACAAGAACGTACTAAGTCTATGACGAAGTTTTATAATGAGTCATGGCAAGATATAGGGTTAGGCTACGTCAAGATGCTTGAAGCGTCATCTAATTTGCTTGATCCACTTAAAGTAAGCAGACGTGGGAAAGAGGGCAAAAAGATCTATACTAAGATTATTAAACCTGATCAATGGATGGATAATAACGGATATATGGTTGAGGTGAAGATGAAGCAAGATAAAGAGGTTGATGATGCTAATGCTATTCAAAAAATTAATGCTGTTAAAGTTGCCATGCCTAATAATGCTCCACTTGATAATATTTACAAGAAAAAGCTATTAGAATTTGCTAATTTATCTACAGAAGAAATTAAGGAAGTAATGGATTTTGAGAAACAGAATGATATGAGTATGATGAATGGTGTGCAAGAAGGTATGGTAGAACAGCCAGTACAGGGTGGCAATCCAATGTTATCGTCGGGTCAAGCTATGCCAGTTGCTTAATTAATAATTAAAATGAATTTATTAGATAAAATACTAGAAGAACAGGGTTTAAGGTACGAAGATCTTAATATGGTCGAACGTGAGACATACCAACAAGCGGTATTCAGTTCACAGAATTTATCTCTTGACGATGTTAAGACTAATATCATTGAAATGAAGAATGCTATAGCGATGCAATTATGTGATGTTCCTGATGATAAGGATCATGCAGACACTAACTGTAAACTTAAAGCACGACTTAAAAATTACTTATTATTGGAAGCCTTTTTAACCATACCTGAAAAAGCAGAAAAAGCCTTACAGAACAGTTTGAAGAATATGGCAAGAAACACTAAAAAGGTTTGACATTTTCAAAAAGTATATTCTAAGATAATTATATATGATGGATTTAGAAACAAAACAGTTGTTTGATGAAATTACCTCAAAAGATATAAATTCCCTTACAGCAGACGATGTAGCCTTTTTAAAGGCAAGGCGATTATATTTAACGCCTGCTCAAAGATTGGCTTATCAGAGTGCAGAAATGGGCTTATTTGGTCAAAACGAGGAAACAGTTGTATTAGAACAGGTAGAAGAACCTACTGGATTAGACGAAGTTGTAGTAGAAGATTCTGATGAAGAACCTGTAGAAGATGGTATTAAGGGAATGAAGAAAAAGAAAAAATAATTAGTTTAAATAGACGCTTAACCCTATAAGTTAGGACAAGCTGAAGTTTTATTTATATGACGCAATTAGACACGAGAAATCGTAAACCAACACAAAATATTCCACACATTAAAAAGTTAATTGAAGAAGACGAAAAGCCAGTAGTAGTTGAAGATGTTAAGGAAGATATTGTTGATGATGTGATTGAAGATAAGAAAAATGAAAGACCTGAACAGGTTGAAGAAGATCTTTTTGATGAAACGGAAGATTCAAAGGATAACGATATTGAAGAAGATACTGATGATGCTGATGTTGATGATGTAAAAGAGGAGCAGAAAAAAAGGATTAGCTATAAAGAGAAGTTTAAAAATTCAAGCAGAGAATCATTAAATAATTTTTTCAAGTACAAGAAAATAACAGATACCATAGACGAAGCATCTAATTTACCTGAACCAACAGAAGAAGAATTAATTACATATACAAGAGTACAAGGTGCTGAATATGGCGAATTAGACGAATTTACCAAAAATATAGTTAAGAAAACTTATCTTAATGAGCAGAAGATGAATAGAGTGGCAGAGGTTGCAAAAGAATCTAAAGAGATTGATAAATGGGTAGAACATGTAGACTTATTCTTAGAAGCTGATGAAACGATAAATCAATTCCCATCTTTAGAAGATAGAGCTGATGATTTTAGATCATACTGTTTAAAGGCAGGTAGACGTGGGATGGATCTAAATGATCTTGTTGCATCTTATCTGTATAATTTGGGTAGATCTAATAAAAAGAAATCACAATCATTATTCTTGTCTCAAGGGAATGGTAGAAATCGAGACGTTAAACCTGTCGGTATGACTGGTGCAGATCTTGCTACTATAAGGACAACAGATCCTAAAGAATACAGACGTTTAATAAGAACAGGTAAAGCTAGACTTAAAATATAACTGCTGTTGACACTTACAAATTAAAATCACTATCATTAACTTATCAAGCTAACCTTAATGTTTCATTGAGACTGCGACCTAAAAAAGTTTTAAATATATTTATTTAGGTCAAGGAGACAAACAATGAACACTTATCCTACAGAACTAGCAGAAGCTTTTGCAGCTGAAGCTTTAGAGATCTATTATAATACATCGGTTGCTGATCAAATCACCAACATGGATTATGAAGGTCAAATTAAGGACAAAACATCAGTCCTTAACGTACTTACTTTTGGTGCTATTTCAGAGCATGATTATACTGGTGCAGATATGACATCAGATGATTTAACTGAAAGCAATGCACAGCTTGTTACAAATCAAGCTAAATACATCTATTTCAGGGTCAAAGATTATGATACTTTTAGATCTTATGTAAAAAATCCTGAAGGAAGAATCCAAAAACAAGTTGGTAACAGAATTAAACAAGTTATCGATGTCTATGTTTTGGGATTCTATACAGATGTTGGAGCAGGTAACAGAGATGGTACAGACTATACGACAGGAACAGTTACAGTTGATGTAACTACAGGTGCTGTTACAGGTAGTGGTACAACTTTTACGTCAGCAATGGTTGGCAAGGGCTTTAAAGCTACTGGTCATACATCATGGTATAGAGTTAAAACCTTTTCGTCTACTACAGCTATTGTTATAGAAGATGATTCAGACGATTTAACATCTGCTTATACAGGCGGAGCAATCGCAGGCGGTACAGCTTATACAATCCAAGCTAATACTGCTTTACAAGTAACTAAAGATACTATTTTTGCAAGAGTATCGAGACTTGCAACATTATTAACTAATGCTGAAATTCCTACGGATGACAGATGGTTAGTAGTTCCAGCATCAATAGCTACTTTGATAAAACAATCACCTGAATATGTTGCAATCGGATCAGAGTCAGGCAGAGAGAACGTTTTAAATGGTTTACTCGCAAAGAGATATGCAGGATTTGACCTCTATGAGGTTGCAGATGGCAGACTAAGCGGTGATTCTACAAATGGATTCCATTGTTTAGGCGGTCATAAATCAGCTATCTGTTTTGCAATGGGTATGACTGAAAACGGAGTCGAAGACGCAATCGGTAACTTTGGTAAGAAATATAAATCACTTTATGTTTATGGTGCTAAAGTTCCAGATGAAAGACGAAAAGCTTTAGTTGAGGGCTTTTGGAAGCTATAAGTAGTAACTTGTTAAGTCCCTTATCCTACATAGGGTAGGGGGCTTAAATTAAATCATTATCATGGGAGTATTTAAATTAAAATCAGATCTACCAAGATCAACACGAGACCAAATAGATCGAATACAAGCAACACCTAATAATTTAAGGTTTCAGTCTGATATAGATTTTTTAAATGCTCTTACGCCTTATCTTTACAACGAAGTAATATTAAGAGATGCTAATGATTTGATTGTGATTGCATCAGGGAATACTGTACCAACAGGAGATTCAGGATTTAAAAAAGGTGCAACATTTATTAAGAAAAATGCAAGTAACGATGGTATATATGTAAATCAGGGTGATCATGTATCTGCATCGTGGGAAAATACAGGTGGTGCATCAATGTCACCATCAGCCAGTGTCTCACCATCGGCTAGTGTCAGTCCGAGTGCTAGTGAGTCAGTATCGGTTTCACCATCAGCTAGTAATTCACCATCGGCTAGTGTAAGTCCTTCTAGTTCTGCTAGTAGGTCTGTCAGTCCATCGGCTAGTGTAAGTCCTTCTTCTAGTGTAAGTCCTTCACTAAGTCCAAGTGCTAGCGTATCAATTAGTCCGAGTGCTAGTGTAAGTCCTTCAGCTAGTGAATCAGTATCGGTTTCACCAAGCATTTCAAGATCGGCTAGTAATTCACCAAGTCCTAGTGCATCAGTTTCACCAAGTGCTAGTGTTTCACCATCAGCATCAGGAAGCGCATCACTTAGTCCAAGTGCAAGTAATTCACCTAGTGCATCACAATCACCTAGTGCATCTGTTAGTAGATCGGTTAGTCCATCTGCTAGTTTGAGTCCATCAGCTAGTGCATCACCAAGTGCATAGTATGATTTTGATTAAATTTAATTAGTCACTTGAAAGGCGGTTTAAACACCCGCCTTTTTTTGTATTTAATTTAAGGAAATTTTTATGATAATACCTGAATGGGAAGCGGACTACTGGCAGACAGTATTAGAAGAAGCACAAGAGACAGGCGATGAGGTAATAATAGAATTAGCCATGAAGCATCTTTATCCTGTCTATCCTGAAGTTGAAGATACAGCCCTTTTGGATATAGAAGATGACGAAATACTAAGCCTATAAATTCACGAAATATATTATTGTCTAATCTATAGAATAGGGGTTATAGTGTGTGTATGCACAAGCTGTCTATTATCATACCCTCAAGAAATGAACGTTTTTTACCTAATACAATTTCAGACCTACTAGATAAAGCAAAAGGTGATATTGAAATCATTGCTATATTAGATGGTTACTGGACTATTCCAAGCTATTTTGAGCCACAATTTATTGATCATTATAAGAAGATGGTTACAGATCCAAGAGTAACTTTGTTACATCGTGGTGAGTCACAAGGCATGAGACCTGGTATTAATTCTGCTGTAGCTATTGCTAAGGGTGATTATATTATGAAAATCGATGCACATTGTTTGCTAGATGAGGGCTATGACGTTAAGTTAATTGCTGATTGCGAACCTAATTGGGTAGTTATTCCTAGACGTAAGAGATTAGATGCCGAGAACTGGAAAATACAAGAGGTTGGAAAGCCTGATATTGATTACGAATACCTATCATTTCCTGATAATCCTGCTGATTTTGGGGGTGCAGGTCTTAATGGTCGCATATGGGTTGAACGTATATTAGAACGTAAAGATAAACCTGAATATGATATTGATGAAAATATGTCGTTTCAAGGCTCTTGTTGGTTTATGCCTAAAGCATACTTCTATGAATTAGAACTAATGGATTACGAAAAGTATGGTACATTTTGGAACGAAGCACAGGAGATCGGACTAAAAGCGTGGTGTTCAGGTGGTAAGGTTATGTCTAATAAAAAAACGTGGTATGCACACCTACATAAAGGTAAAACGTATGGCAGGGGTTATAAGCTTGATAATAGGACAGTAGAACAGGGAGCAATGTTTACGAATAAATGGATGCGTGATAAAGCATGGAATAAGCAAACAATACCTTTTGCTAAGTTTATAGAGCATTTTATGCCTATTCCTGGATGGGCTGATAATTGGCAAGATGAAATCAATCGAATACATTTTAAATAAATTTAATATAACTTCTCTTGTAGATGAAAAAGATAAACCTATAAGGCAAATTAGGTTAGAGAACTTTACACGTAACGATTTAGCTAGATTGTTTGCTGAATTAGAGTTTAAACGTGGTGTAGAAGTAGGTGTAGAACGTGGGCTATATTCTAAGGTCTTATTAGAATCCAACAAGGATTTATATTTATATTGTGTTGATCCTCTTTTAGTATATTCAGGTTACAGGGAACACGTGACACAAAGCAAAATGGATGAATTTCATTTTGAAGTTTACGATAGGTTAGATCAGGCAGGTGGTAGTCCTAGAAGATTTTCATTCTATCGTGACTTTAGCATGGAAGTTGTGCATGATTTTGCTAATAACTCGATAGATTTTGTATATATCGATGGCAATCACGATTTTAAACATACAACAGAAGATATTGCTGAATGGAGTAAAAAGGTAAAAAAGGGTGGAATAGTTGCAGGACACGACTTTAATCGTAATAAAAAGAAAGATTATCATTGCCATGTCAAAGATGTTGTACAAGGTTGGACTTACGCATATGATATTAAGCCTTATTTTGTAACATCAGATAAGTCACCTAGTTGGTTTTGGGTTAAATAATATGGATAAAATAGATCTAAGTATACTTATACCTGCTAGAAACGAAATGTTTTTAGCTAAAACAGTTGAAAATATTTTAGAGAATATAGAGGGCAATACAGAAATATTAGTATTACTTGATGGTGCATGGAGCAATCCGCCATTACCACAACATCCTAAAGTTACAGTTATATTTCATCCTGAAAGCATCGGTCAGAGAGCAGGAACAAACGAACTAGCTAAAATTGCTAGGGGTAAGTATGCAATGAAGGTAGACGCACACTGTGCCTTTGATAAAGGTTTTGATGTGAAAATGATGGCTGAAATGAAAGATGATTATACCTTAATACCTACTATGTATAATCTTCATGCTTTTGATTGGAAGTGTAAGAAATGCGGTAATAAGTGGTATCAAGGTCAAACACCAACACATTGTAAGTCAGATTATGATGGCAAGATAGATAATCCTAATTGCGATAGTACTGAATTTGAACGTGAAATAGTATGGAAGCCAAGAAAAGGTAGAAAGAGTTGGTTTTATAGGTTTGATAATACTTTGCATTTTCAGTATTGGGGTGACTATAAGGATAGACCTGAAGCACAGGGTGATGTTTGTGAAACAATGTCTTGTCAGGGGTCATGTTTTATGCTCACACGAGATAAGTATTTTGAACTTGATATATGTGATGAACGTCATGGATCATGGGGTCAACAAGGTGTTGAGGTAGCATGTAAAACGTGGCTATCAGGTGGTAAGTTAATGGTTAATAAAAAGACATGGTACGCACATATGTTTAGGACACAAGGTGGTGACTTTGGGTTTCCTTATCCTAATCCTGGTATAGATAAAGCACGTCAGTATTCACGTGATCTATGGCTTAATAATAAGTGGGATAAAGCAAAATATTCTTTAGAATGGTTAATAAATAAGTTTGCACCTGTTCCTGATTGGGATCTATCAGTTGGGATATTGTATTATAGCGATTGTAAGTTAGATCCTATATTGATGAAGAAATGCCAAGAACAGATTAAAAAAGGTAGTAAAAGTAGGCGTATTGTTAGTGTTACACTAAAGCCTGTTGAATTTGGCGATAATATCCATTTAGATTTAGAACGTGGCTATATAACTATGGCTAAACAAATACTAACTGGACTCAAGAATTTAGAGACTGATATTGTGTTTTTTACAGAACACGATGTACTTTATCATCCATCACACTTTGATTTTATACCAAGCGAAAAAGATGTATTTTATTACAATACTAACGTTTGGCGTGTTAGGACTAATGACGGCTTTGCTGTTAAGACAGATGATTGTCGTCAACTAAGTGGACTTTGTGCATACCGAGAATTACTAATTAAGCATTATGAGCAACGAATCGAATTACTTGAATCAAAAATGAAACAATTGGTAGATACTACTGATATAACAACTGAATTTAATCGCTATGTACGTGCAATGGGCTTCGAGCCTGGTACACATGGTAGAACAGAACGTGTAGATGACTATAAATCTGCTACATGGCAATCAAAAGCTCCTAACCTCGATTTAAGACACGAAACGAACCTAACCCCTAGTAGATGGTCTAAAGATCAGTTCAAAAATCAGAAATATACTAAGGGCTGGACAGAAACATATGATATTCCTAGTTGGGGTAAATTATCAGATGTTTTAGATACTCTTTGATTGCGAATTACAAAAAACGCCATACATAATTAGTCTTAATGGAACTAAATAATATTTCAGCCTTATTAAATGATTCTGCCTTAAAAGCGTATTGGCGATTTGAGGGGAATCTAAATGATTCTAGTGCTAGTGGATATAACCTAACAAATAGTGGATCAACTGATGTTACAGGCAAATTTGGTAATGGACGTGACTTTGAGCGTGATTCTTCGCAATATGCGTATGCTTCAGCCCCTAATTGTAATATAACAACATCTCAATCATGGTCGCTTTGGTTTAAGTTGGAAAGTATATCAGGTAGTGATCAGTTCGTTTTGGGTATACGTAATTCAAGTGGTGGTAGTAATAGAGGAATGAATATAATTACCTCTAGTTCTAAGATACGTTTTGATTTTGATGGATTAACAAGTGGTGCATTAACCTTCAATCAGGCATTATCAACAGGTGTTTGGTATCACTTTGTAGCAATTTATGATTCTTCTGTTCCTGAAATAAGATGTTTTTTAAATGGAGTAAAACAAACACAGTCTGTATCAGGTTCTCAAACAGCTTTAACGGGTAATTTTGTTTTGGGTCGTAATGGAGATATAAGTCAATATTATTATGATGGTGTATTGGATGATGTTGCTATTTTTAGTAGAGCATTAACAGATGCAGAAGTAAGTGATTTGTATACAGGTATAAGTCCATCTGCATCTGTTAGTCCTAGTGCGTCAGTATCACCATCAGCTAGTGTAAGTCCAAGTTCATCAGCGTCAGCATCAGTTTCACCAAGCAGTTCAGTAAGTCCTTCTGTAAGTCCATCTGCATCTGTAAGCCCTAGTTCATCAGTATCACCATCGGTATCACCTAGTGCATCTGTTAGTCCTTCTAGTTCTGAAAGTCCATCAGTTTCACCTAGTGCATCTGTTAGTCCTTCTAGTTCTATTAGCCCTAGTAGTTCAGTCAGTCCTTCAGTATCACCTAGTAGTTCTATTAGTCCAAGTGCTAGTGTTAGTCCTAGTGGATCTGAATCACCAAGCCCTAGTAGTTCACCTTCACCTACGCCAAGTTCAAGCGTAAGTCCAAGTGAATCACCAAGTGAATCACCTTCACCTTCTTTATCTTTAAGCCCTAGTGCGTCTTTAAGCCCTAGTGCGTCAATTAGTTCTTCACCTAGTACTGGTAATTCACCTAGTGTTAGTCCATCGGTATCACCATCGGTATCACCAAGTGCCAGTATTAGTCCAAGTAGTTCAGTAAGTCCTTCTGTAAGTCCTAGTAGCTCTATTAGTCCTTCAATCAGTCCTAGTGCTAGTGTTAGTCCATCAGCTAGTATTAGTCCTAGTTCGTCAGCGTCAGCATCTGTTAGTCCATCTGCATCAATTAGTCCTTCTTCTAGTATTAGTCCGTCGGTTTCACCATCTAGTTCAGTAAGTCCTTCTGTAAGTCCTAGCGTATCACCTTCAATTAGTCCGTCGGTCTCACCTTCATCAAGTATTAGTCCTTCTTCTAGCATTTCAGCATCAGTCAGTCCAAGTGCTAGTGTTAGCCCTTCTTCTAGTGAGTCTGCTAGTACGAGCTTATCGGTTAGTCCATCGTCTAGTACCTCATCATCACCAAGTAGTTCAGCATCAGCTAGTCCTTCACCTCTTGATTATCAAGATAAGTACCCTTCTAATAATTCAACATATACAACGAGATATACAGGTACTAATGCAAATTGCTAATTACAAAACGTAGCGTATAAAATTTTTTTATGAATCTATTTTTAACAAAAAGTTTCACAGGTTTAAGTGATTTTGAGAATAAAGGCGTAGCAGGAACGTTTAAGTTTGGGAAAAATCTTGATGTTAGGAAAGAGATGGACTCTTTGTCGTGTCAACAAGCTTTAGTTGACGATTTAGCTGTTGGAACAATGACAGGATTAAGTCTTTTCACAGTTAATTGTTCTGATGGTAACTCATATCATTTTACACGTGATGGTAAAATTTATAAGCGTACCTCATTAGGTGTCTATTCATTGGTATATACAGATGCAGATGGTGTTATTACTGGTGCTTGTGAATGGGTAAATAATCAAGGTCATAAATTTTTATATTGGGCTACATCAACTAGATTAAGACGTAAGCAAATAGCAGGTGCGTCAGATTGGTCTGATGTTGATGCTACAGTTAATGGTCAAACGTACCCTAAAACTAATTTGACAGCCACAACGTGGCATACAATGCTTGAAATGTCGGGAGCATTATACATATGTAATGCTAGTACGTTAGCTATGGTAGGTTTTGATGATTCCTATACCAATAATGCTTTGCAATTAATTCCAGGTAATAATGCGAAGTGTTTAATGGAATATAACAACTATGCCTATATTGGCTGTAGTCGTGATGATAATTCACAACGTGGTTACTTGTTTGCGTGGGATATGTCACAATCGCTTAATTGGAATGCTAAACGTAAGCAAGGTGGCGTACCTGTTAATGCTTTGATTGATTCAGAGTATCCACTAGCACAAGTTGGTACTAATGGCAAAGTTAAATTATGCGATGTTTCACAATATGCTGTTCCAATAAGAGCTTTTGTCGGTGGTGGGTATGTTAATCCTGATGGTGTAGAAGCTGATGATTTGGCATATTTTGGCGTGTTTAATAATACAGCAGATACGGATGGTACTACACGTACAGGGATATATACGTTTGGTAGAGTGCATCATAATGCTAACCCTGTCATGAATTTAGAATATGCTTTAGATTGCGATGAGATAGGATCTATTAAAAAGGTCGGATCTGATTTACTTATTAGTTATTATAAATCAGGGTCAGGATATGGAGTTAAAAAGGTTAGTACAGATACTAAAGCTACTGGTTTATATCGCTCAATAGATTTTAGATCACCTACATCACAACGTGAAAGGGCGTGGTCACAGATACGATTAGTAATGAAAGAACTACCAACAGGATGTTCAGTTTCTGTTAAGAGGCGAATAGACAAAAAGGGTAGTTGGTTATCTTGTAAATTACCTAGCACACAATCAACCACATTTAGTACAGTAGGTGGCACAGAAGCTGTTTTTTTAATTGGTGACAAAGGTAAATTTTGTGAAGTTGAAATTACACTCACACCAAGTGGTAACACAACACCTGAAATTTATTACTTTGAAACACACTTTGAGTAATGGATGAACCTAAGATCTATTATCCTGATACAATTGAAGATCAGCCTTTAACATCAATAGCAGTTGAAGATGTTGTTACAACAGGCTCAACAGCAAATAAAACAGCTAGTACTGGTAATGTAGTTGAATCGCTAAGTACTATACCTGCTAGACCTATTCCTATTCCTGTAATGGCAAAGGAGCTAATATCTGATTCTCTTAATACACAATCAAGACAAATATTATCAAGCTATACTTTTGGTAAAGTAGGTGCATTGCAAATTGGTGAATATGTTAGTGGCACATCAGGCGATATTAGAATTTCCCCTGATGGGATAACGGGTCGTAATTCAGCAGGAGTTACAACATTTTCTATCGATGGTACAACTGGTAATGCTACTTTTAAAGGTACTATTGTTGCAGGGTCTGTTATATCAGCCGAGATTTCAGCTAATTTAATTACAGGCACAATAGTTAATGCTCAAATTGCTAGTATAGAATGGGCTAAAATAACTAATGTTGCAATTACAAATGCAGATATTGTGAGTTTATCAGCATCAAAAATAACAACAGGGACATTAAGTGGTATTAGTATCTCAATAGGATCAGGTGATAACGTTTTTAAAGCAGATAGCAATGGAATATATTTAGGTGATTCTACTTATTCTGATGCACCCTTTAGGGTTAATATGGATGGAGATGTTTTTGCATCCTCTATTACGTTAGAAAATGCTTTAATTAGTACAAATTCTACTTATCAGGGTAACGTAATTGATGCAACTTATATCGGTAGTTTAACAGCAGGTCATATAACATCAGGGACATTATCAGTTGGTGGGACAAGTCAGGTAGCAGGAATAGTTTTTTCAAATAGCGATAGAAATTCAACTGGTAAATTAAGATGGGTTTTAGGCAGTAAAATTTGGGAAGATAACAGTGGTCGTGTTGGTATTAATTCTAATGGTGATTCAATATATATATATGTAGAAAACAATGAAAAGATTGTTATTCCATCAGCAGGGCTACAAGTAGTAATCAGAGGTGGTATCTCTTGTAGAGATGGTGGATTAAACGTAGGGTCTAGTTCTAGTGATCGTCAAAATGCAAGGGTTACAGGTACTGTATATTTAAGAGCAGGTGATGAATCGGGAAGTAATACGCAATATATCAACTCAACTAATAATGATATTAGACATTATACAGATGATAATCATGAGTTTTATAGACAAGGATCGTTAAAAGCAATTATAGATCAAAATATTTTTACAGAGGGTGATTTATTAGCTAATGGCTCTAAGCCTTTTTTAATTCCTCATCCTGATGGATCTAACCGATTGCTTAAATATACGGCACAAGAATCACCTGATGTGTCATTAAGATATAGGGGAGTAATAAAAATGGAAAAGGATATTGAAGATATTGTTGTACCTGATCATTTTAAATTAGTAACAGAGCCAAAGGGGTTAGTTACAGTTAATATTGTGCCTGTTATTGAGAATAAGAATGATGTTGTACCCTCAATCGCTATTATTGGATATCCCTCTAATGCAGGATTTAAATTAAAAGGCAAAAAAGGCTTATCTATAATGTTTGAAATAATAGCGATTAGATTAGGTTATTTAAATGCAGAGATAGAGATTGATTTGAATAATGTTAAAAACGAGGAAATTAAAAAATATTCAGTAATAGATAGAAGAATAAGGAG